GCATTAGAAGCAGCATTAAACCAAGTAAAGCCACCACCACCACCACCACCTAATGCGGTAACTTTAACCGCAGTAACTCCAGTAGGAATAGTAAATGTTCCACTTGATGTAAAGGCTTGTCCTCTAAAGCCAACATAAGGAGATGTTGAAGAATTAGTAATTGTTACTGCCCCAGTAGCCCCTGATACTGAAATACCAGTTCCAGCAACGATAGAAGTAACACCATCATTAGTAAGGGTTACAGATGAGCCTAATGCTACTGCTCCACCACCACTCATGCCAGTTCCAGCAGTAACAGTTACAGAACTATTCTGTAGTCCTGTATTGCTAGTTGCTCCAGCAGTATTTAAGTTATTAGCGAAGTTAGCCAAATTGAGTGCTTGTGTCATATTAGACTGCTCCAGTTCTTGCGAAAGTTTGTTGAACCAAGATATTCAAAATTGTACTAGGTGTAGTAGTCAAGGTATAAGTTCCAGTTCCAGTAGTATAATCTGTGGCTTGAAATTGCAATATCCCATTATTATATAAGTTAAAAGCATTTATATTGTAGCTAAATGGATAAATTGTTTGCCCAATTACAGTATAGGTATCCACATTTACTGGTGTTCCATTAGCTACTGTAAGGTTGTTTACAGACCATTGGATAACTTCTAAATCACCTGATACATTCTGAATAAAAGATAAGTCTTGCCCTGATAGGTTGTAATCTTGGGCATTAACTACAGTTCCATTTAGGAACAATAATTCAAATCCATCATTAAAAGTAAACCCTGATGCCGTATATAACGATTGATTTGATAATGAAACAGTATTACGAGTAAATGAAGCATACACACCAGTTGTAGTATTAACTGATTTAAAGGAAATAATGGTGATTTTGTCTCCAGTTGTAGCTCCAGTACCTAATGTTACAGTTCCAGTAGTTCCACCAGTATCAGTATATTCTGTTGTATTTAAGAGACACCCATTCCTAAATACTAAACATTGACCAGAAATATATCCAAAAGCCCTAGTTTGACTAAATACTGTTTGTCCAGAAGTTGCAGTATATTGCGATGCAGTATAGTAAAAAGCATCTGGAGTTTCAAAACCAACAACCCTTCCATACACATCAATAGTTAATGTAGCCACAGCAGAAGTTTTTGTATATGCTCCACCAAAATCTAAATACTCTTGAAGGGATGCAACAATATTGCCATCAGTATTATTGTTAATAGCTACCTGACCAGTTCCTACAGTTGTAGTTCCTGTCTGGATAAGCTGACCAGTTCTAAGATCCAAATCAATAATATTTGTACTGTCTGGAAGTGCCGCCCAAATTGAAGGATCAAAAGTAGCTGTCTGGGTTGGAACAAATGATGCAGTACCAGCGGCAAAGCCAGCAAAGCCTTCATCAAAGCTAAATTTACGACCAGTTCTATTGCAGTACAGCAAATATTCATTGGTGCTGAAAGCTGCTCTAGCTTGATACCAAGTGTAATCAGATGCAGTTGTACTTGGTGCTGTTCCTGACTGATTGCACAATCCATAGTAAGTAGCACCACTTCTAGGGCTAAGACTAAATCCTGTTCCTGTAATACTTGTAGCATAAGCAACAGAAAGATAACGACTTGAATATTGGAAAGTTGTAGGTCGCCATTGGAATAAAGTGCTATGCGGACTATATGCAGAAGAAGCGATACTATTAACCATACGGCTAAAGAAATACCAATTCCCTGCTGGAATGTTTGTAAGGGTTATGTTTGGTAATAAAGTATAAACATTCCAAGGAGTTCCATTTGATTGAATTTCACTTGTGCCAGCAAAATACATTTGTTCTTGTAATGGATTGCTAAATGCTGAATACCAAACTTCTGCATACTGAGTAATTCCCGATGGTGATGTTCTTACTTGAACAACAAAGGAAGGATTTGTTGCGGTTGGAAATTGATTAAGAATTTGTGGAGCATCAGGAATTCCAAAGAAAGAAGGGTCGCCAATGCCAGTATTAGGTGCTGGAGTAAATTGAGTAATAGAAGCATCATCATAGACGGCTGGATTAAATTCCATTAAAGCCAACGTAGCAATTACTGAGCCATCATCTCCAAATACTTCAGTAATTTTATTTATACGGAATAACTTAGCCACCCATCCATAATTTGTATTAGTAATAGTTACAATGTCGCCAGCTTCTAATTGGATACCCGTGTAATCAATGCTGAGCTGTACTTGCAAATCTTCACGGACTGCTTTAAGAAAACGATTACCTAATAGCTGTGCCGTTACGTTGTTATTAACAAAAGGCAGAGAAATAGATTGTTTGTTTACGGGTTCATTAGGAAACAGTAAAGCGGGGTCTATTACAGCTAAATCTAAACTACTTGAATTAAAAGTATCTTGGCTTGACGAGTCAGGAAATTTTACTTCGCAAACATTAAACGAGTTAGCTAAGTCAATAGGAGAAATAATCATGGCAGAAACAATATTGCTATCGTTCAAAGCCATAGCTACTGTGTAAGCAGATTTTTGAGTGATCACTCCCCATTGAGCAAATATTTCATTGTAGATAAGTAAAGTATCACAGCAACCCGTCATGTCTTGTAGGTTCTGCATAATAGTACGAGTAGTATCTAGCGAGCCATTAAATTCAAATCGCTTCTGTGTAGCCGCACCGCCTGAGTATGGTGTAAATGTGATAAGTTCATTAGAGTAAGTTCTTAATACATCAAGGCTATCTGTATTTATTTGAGACGTATTTATAGCCGCACCATAGCGGGTGTTGATTAAATAATCATAGAAACAATCGGCTGGATTCTTACGACTGTTAGAAATTTGAAATCGTGTTTGTGCTATGCCTGTAATGTTGGCAGATTGTGAATAAGAAAGATGAATAATTGCAAACGCACAATTAGACATTAACTTAGAAGCATCCCATTGATATACAAGTCCGCTAGACTGCATGACTTGAATTGCTGTCAAAGAAGAATTAGTTGGAGTATTAGACCCGTTACTATATAAATAAATTTGAATCTTTCCAGCAACAGTCGTATCGAAGATCCCAGTTGATTCATCTAATAAGCTATCTACTGTATATCCGTTAGTATTAAATACAACTTTTTTTCCGCCATAATAAATATCACCAAAAGAAAAGGTATCAGGTGTCTGTCCTGTATTTGTATTAGTTACCTCGCTTAAAGCAAATACGTAATAGAGTTGTTGATTATCTTCGCTAATACTTAAATCAATCATCGTACCGCCCACATAAGCTGTTCCGTAAATGACTGGTAGCTTATTATCTGTCGCTGGCGGTACTTGTTGGCGAGAGCCTGGATTTGGACTTTGACTAGCACCTTCCATAGAAGGTTGGGTGGGCGAAAAGACAGCTCTTGAAATTACTGAGACAGCAATCATTGCTACAGCGTAAACAATCATAGTAGCCAAAGTCGTGCCAACATACACGGCTAAAAAAGCTATCGTTGCGGCAAAAGCAAAGGCTGGACTTGCTAATGTTAGCAAAGCAAAACCTAAAGCATATTTATTGAATCCAAGTTTCATCTATTTTCCTAAAGCCAAACTTAGCATATTTAATATCAGGGCTAGTAACCATTTTTCCCATTACAAAAAATTTAATTCTTCCTGATGCTTTTAATTCTTTACCTTTATCAACAAAGGCTTTAAACAATCTATATCCAATACTACCGCTTCTAGCCTCAGGTTTAACGTACCATGCTATTTCATGTAAGCATAAAGTTTTATCACACCATACGCTAGGTGTAATTACACCCATAATTAAACCCACACCCGACTTAATATAAATAACACCCATACCAGCCAACATACTATCTAATAACCTATTCCAATATTCTTCGTTGTCTAATTCTTGAAATTCGGGAATTCCGCTTTCTTTGCGAAAGCATTTCATCATTTCTATTATTTCTATCTTGTCGTATTTTGTAGCTTCTCTCATGAATTGGCTGGAGCACCTTTTCCAAAGTTGTAATTTACAGTTTGAATAAATGCCACTCGATTCATTGAGGTATCTCCAGCAGTAAAAAATTCCCAACTATTATTATTTGTATATCTTCCAGCAGTTCGATTTTGTAAAATAAGCTGTATAGATGAACAGTTAATAGTAATCGTTCCAACAAATTGTCTTGCTTCTTCAAACCATTGCTCAGAAATAGCAAATGAATTTATATAGCCATTAAAAAATTGATACAAGCCTCCGCTACCACCCGTGTTTTCTAATACACCATCTACATCAAAAAACCCATGCCACATTTCTACTTGACTGCCTTTTATGTCATGTCCCAATACAAACCCAAGCATGGCGGTATCAATACCAACCATTGTGATTGAAGTCTCATTAGCAGTTGATTTAATGTCTCTTGTAGCATCACTAATTTTTACTAATTGCCCAAGACCGCTAAAAGGTAAAGAATCCACTTCTGTAATAGTTAAACTAGAAGGAGCAGTAGAAAAACGATAAGTAGCAGTAGGAGTAGTAACTCTTACAAAATCCGCATAGCGAATATTGTTCGTGTTTTGGACTGGAGGAATATTGTTACTCATAACACTACCTCAAAAGCAATAAAGGCACTAGACCAACTAATGAATGAATCGTTAGTCATAGGGATTAAATTGTAGGCGGGATAATCTCTTAACACTACTGGGAATGTAACTCCTGTATAAGTCGAGACTCCCATGCTGATAGTAGTTCCATACTGACCTATGACGGCTGGTATTGTGCTTGTTAATGTAGCAATTAAATTTCTATGAACTGGAATAGTTACTGAGCTACCTGAGCCTCTTAATACATCAGCAGTTGCTATATAACTATATCTTCCGACTTGGCAGAAATCTCCCGCTTTAACAATATAAGCCGTAGAACTAATACTAGGCAAAGAGCCAAGCACTAAATTCTTTGCGGCTGAAGAAGTCTGCCAAGCACAAGTAGTAATCTGTCCGCTTGTCATGTCTCCTTGATAAGCAATATAGTTTACCCATCCAGTCGTGCCAAAGTTTAAATTCTGTTCTAGTGCTTTATCGTAGTAACGTAGATTGGCAAGTAAAGCTCTGTTCTGTGAATACAATAAATAGTTATGAGGTTTTAATTCAAAAGAAAAAGGAACAACAGTCAATACTTCTGAGGTACTGATGCGTTGATTGCGGCTAACCATCTGACCAACAAAACGATGGTCATTGATTGCAACAGATTCACTAATAGCTAGTATGGATGTTAATGGCATGATTATCGGCTCGTAGGAATAGAACGGGATGCAGATTGATTAGCCGCCCATACAGAGGCTTTATTTCTAGCTAAAAATTGCTGTGCTGACTGCGTATCAATAGCACTCATCTGTGCAATATAAGTTCCGTTGTAGTTAATAGTTTGTCCGCCCATTGAATCGCTAAGATTATTGTTTGGAATAATAGTTCCGCTTCTTGATGGAATGAATAATTCGGGTCCTTTCTCTCCAACAATAGTAGGACCATCAATAGCTCCACCCGAAGCCGCCATCATAAATTCTGCGGCATAAGCACCGCCAGCTTCTGATGCACCTCCAGCCGCCATACCTCCTCCAGCACTTGCACCTAATCCTAGCCACGAAGCTCCACCGCTAAACATCTGCATAGTCATATACTGAAGTTGAATCTTAATTAAATCTTTAATAATGCTTGTAGCTAAATCGCTAAAAGAAAGTTTGCCTGTATCAACAAAATTATTGATAGCAGAAGTCATATTTCCTGTAATAGCTGTAAATGAATCTTCTCCAACTTTGCCATAATTTTGTGCATCTTCAGCATATTGAGCAAAGGCTTTATTCCATCCATAAGCAAAGGTACGTTGTTGAGCAATCGCTTGGGCTTCTACTTTCTTTGTTGTTGCGGCATAAGCCTCTCCAAGCTCCTTCACTTTTTCAATTTGATTATCATACTCAGCAAGAACTTTTTTATCTGCACCACGACCAGCCGCATCTTCACGCTTCTTGGTTATCTCATCAATTTTTTGACTTGTATTATCTAATGCCTTTTGTACTGCTTGGTACAAACGTGTCTCATCTTTAGTCATAGCCATCATAGCTATTTCATTAACTTGCTTCTGTTCAGCAAATTTAACTTGTCTTGCATATTCAACAGATATTAGTTTTGTTACTGCTAACATTTCTTCTAGTTTTTTAGCTTCGCTAGATAATTGTGTTGTTCTGTCTTTCTGTGGAGTTACACCTTTAGCAGTAGTAGTAGGGTTCAACAATTCTTTAGCAAAAGCTCTATCTGCTTCTCGCAACTTTCCTACATATTGGTCATACTCTTTTAATCGTGTGCTGAATGTATTGAACTTGCCGTTAGCCATATCATCTAAAGTAAGTCCAACTAAATTTACTGCGGCATTGATTGTTTGTAATGTGGTAACAAAAAGGCGACCAGCGTAAATTACTCCTTTAAACGCTTCTCCAGCAACGTACATGAAAGTTTCCATAGCACTTCCAGCTTTGTTCATTGAATCAAAGACAGTATTCATTGATGGCAAAAAGTTGGCTGTAAACATTAAAGTAGTACGAGTAGCTTTAGCAGTAAGTTTGTCATGCAAGTCTGCGGCTGTTGCTACAGCATCCGCATATTTTTGCCATGCTCCATCACCTTCTTTGATTAGGTCATTAAAATTGACCATATCCACACCACGCATACCTTTACCCATTAACTGAAGTTTTATATCAGTCATGGTTGCGTTATCACCTAACTTGGCAATTCCAGCTACTGTTCGGTCAAATAATTTTGCTGTGTCTCCGCTACTTAAATCTCTTAATGAGATGCCTACCTTTTTAAAGGCATCTTGCAAAGATTGAGAGCCCATAGCGGCTGAAGAAACATTGGCATTAAATTTTTCTAATACTTTGCCTACGTTATCAAACTTGCCGCCTGACATTTCTAAAGCATCGCCAATTTTTAATACGCTGGCAATAGTATGATTGGTTGAATCGGCAGTATCAGAAATGGAATCTGCAAAGTCCATAGCGTGTTTAGCCATGCCAATAAAAGCCGCACCTACAGCGAGAGCCGCCATTGGAGCTTTACTAGCAATATTATTAGTAAAGTCAGTTAGAGATTTTTTGGCTGACTCTAAGCCCATTACAAAGTCGCCTGTTTCTAAGGCTAGAACCACTCCAAGTCTTGCTGTATTTGCCATTTATTTTTCTCCAAACAATACTGAGGGTGCATTTGGACTCATCATGGCAAATGCCAATAAGTTGTCGCTTGCTAACTGCTTCTTGTCTTGTTCTAGTAATGGCGGGTACAAGTAATCATAGACCTGCGGAATAATGTCATTGAGTTTATATGGAGCAGAACCTTTTGGCAATACTTTGTTAAATTGTCCAGCAGTCAAAGCACCTAAAACATGAATGATTCCTAAGTTTCCTATCACCCCATCGTTATACATAATACAAATATCAGAGAAGGTGTCTTGGTCTATCGCTGATGGGTCAGTTCCGTGTGCCGTCAAATAGGCTTTGACTTGCCTTCCGACTGACCTAATGACTTTCCCCGTGTAGAGGAATAGTCAGGAGATATTGTTTCTGCAATCTGTTCCATCACTTGAACTTGAATGGAGAAAGGAAATAACTCATCAATCATTTCATAAGTAATAGTTGTCATGTCAAAACCTTCTTCTTCGGGAACAAGGAATTTAAACATCTCAGTAATCTGTCTATCAGTATTAGATTTATGAGTAGCGGCTTCACGCATAGAACGACCATCGAGTATTACGTCATGCTCTAAGAACTCTATATTCATTCCTTCTACAGCATCGTCTTTATGTGTAATAAGGTCTGCAGTAAGTTTCGTGTAATACTTCTCAATAGCTTCTTCGTCTTTAATTTTAAGACGTTCATTCATTGTTTCTACTTCAGAAGTCAATGGGACTTTAACTTTGAACGTATGACCGCCTAATTCAAAAGTTCGTGTACGTACAACAATCTTATTAAATTTCCCGCCAAATGCTTGTGCTAAATCAGCCATATAATACCTTTCTCGCTTGTCTTACTTTGTATTTTTCTAATTGTATCTTTAATGTATTACTTAATGAGTTTACTACTACTGCTGAATTACTTTCTAATGCTGGTCTTAAGAATGGTCTAGCCGCTACATTGGCTGTACCATATTCCATAGCTACTGCCCGTGCATCACTCTTACCGATAATTTTTTTAGTCTTATTTTTCTTAGCCGCAAAAGAGCCAGCCGTATCATATACTTTTAATCCTTTTTCTAGCCTCTTAATAGATGCAGTAGTAACCAAAGCAATAACGGCATCAGTAGATTTAACATATTTACTAGACCTATCTCGCCTAGTTGGTCGTCTAGCTTCTATGTGTAATGAAGCTCTTAATTGTCCAGTATCTATAGGGGCTAATGATTTTGCAGAAGCCAATACTGGTTGCATTGATTGTTTTACTGCGGCTGTCAATATACCTTGTGCATCTTTAGCACCAAAGTCTACTTGCATTTGATTCAGCAATTCGATTAACTCTCTACCGCCCGTAAATCCAAATTTGACGTTATATGCCATTGCTTTCACCATTCTTAATCATCTTATTGTAGATAGCATTATTTAATGCCATTACATATTCAACGACTTCTTCGGGTGAAATTTTGTCTGCATGAATCTTAGCAATCTCATACGCAGTATGGATGCCAGCAATACGTTGTTGATGAAAGCCAAACCAATTCTTAACTCCCGAATTGGATTGGCTAATCAAGAAACTCAATAAATCATTATTCGATTGAATCTGCATTTTTTATTGTTTTCTTTTGTAATTCATCTTGTAATACTACTGGGTTAAATGGGTCGTTTCCATCAGCAAGGCATTTAGCAATAGCCTCATCAATGTCTGCGACCTCATACACCTTGCCATTAGCAAATTGAACTTTCATAACTACTCCTTAAGCTGAATTGCTCCAGCCGTATTGATTGCCACGTGGGTGGATAGTAAACACGCATTTGGCTTCAGCACCAGGCTGTGAATCTACATGGAATTGGCTTACACGACCATTGAAGGCATAGTAGACAATATTTGTTCCATCAGTAGCAGAGATAACATAAGTGCGGTCAACTGTTCCGCTATAAGCATCGCCACGAATCAATAGCAAGTTAGCATCGCTAGGATTCCAAGCGGCTGTAATTGTCATTGAAGTTGGTGCTGACTGTGTAGGGATTTTGTCTGACTGACGACTACCAGCGACCATGAAAGATGCAACAGCATCGTCTTGACCAAAAGTAGGGACAGCTTCAACTGGTACTAAATTGTTTGTTACTGCAATAGCAGAAACAGAAGCTAACACAGAAAGATTTGCAGTAGTCAAAGCAGTAGGAGTTGCACTTGGTTGCATATAGAGTGCCGCACTAAAGCCTGGTAATACTTTATTTGGGAGAGCCATGATAAGTCCTTTTTAAAAGTTAAATAATTTTATCTTATGTTGGAATATCTAGAGTGCAATCCATAATAATCTGGTGCAATCCTACCGCATTGTCGTATGTGTTGTAAAGCCAATCTACATCTGCTTTTGCTATCCAAAAGCCGCTAGAGCCACCAAACTGTCCACTATAGCCATGAAGCGATTGTAAGATAGTATTGGAAATATTGAAAGCAGTAGGCATATCTTGGCTAAATACTGACATCTGAAAAATGGGAGTATCAATGCCTTTATTGTTTTGATTCTGCCCCGTATAAACAGGCTGATGAACATTTCTTAATTGCCAAGTCATGAAAGATGGCTCAGTAGCAAAATTTCTATTGAAATTAGCATATACAGGAACAGATACAATATGAGATAACTGATATTGAATGGCTTGTGCATATACTGAAGGATTCTGTTGTGTCATACTGGAACCACAGGGTCATTTCTATAGCAATTAAAAGTAACGGACATTCTATCGTCTGCCTCTACGGCTGATTCAATTCTCCAAGCCTTATCCCGCCATACTATGCTGTATAGGTTTTGGTTATCAACCATCTCTTTAGTATTAGGGGTGTAATTCAATTTAAAATTAACTAAATCTGAATAAACTCTATCTTCAGGATTGATATTTAAAGAATTACGAACAGAATGGACAACAGCCCTAGTCTTAAACCAAATAGCTGTAGATGTAGTTTGCTGACCAAAAGAATCAACTCCATTGGAAACATTCTTTATTTCAATGTTTTCATATCGAGTAATAGCCATTACATCACCAAAGGTTTATAAGGTCGTAGTAATTGAGCTACACCGAATGGAATTTCTCTCAAAATAGTTTCAGATGTATTAGACCTATTATTATAAAGATGAGTAAATAGCAATAGACCAGCTTGCTTAACTACTGGATACTGAGCAATAAAACTAGATTTAGTAGAGTAAGTAACAGTAATTGGATTTGTCATACTTAAATTGATTGTGTCAGGCAAAGTTTGAACAATAATTTTATTTCCAGTTTGGTCATAAAAATATTCAGAAGATGCCACAATATTTTTAACTGCACTAAACCCATTTGTGTCAGTAGTGTAATAGGCTACTTCATTGATAGTTATTCCAGCTTCACTTACTTCAGGTAAATCTAAAAATGCGGGTGTACCAAAAGTATTAGTAGAGCCATAATATACTTTATAAGTTACTGGAAAAATTGTAAGACCTATAAAATCTTCAATAGCCATACGCACAGCTACTTCAAGACTAGACAAATAAGCATCTTGGCTCTCATCTTGAAAAAGATTTAATTGTTGCGTAATCTCATCAAGCGTTAGCCATTCAGTAACAATGTCCCTACTTACTTGCTCAACCTTCTCATAGTTAAAAGGGTTACGATTAGCCCCGTAAGTAGGATTAAACATCAGCCCATTGTTAGACATTATTAAGCTCCGTAAAGACGGACACCAGCAAATACATCACGAATAGAAGAACATACACGCTTCTCTGCATACAGCGTAATAAATCCAGCTTGTGTTTGGTCTAATCGTTGAATTGTAATATCTTCTCTATCTGCAATAGAAAAGAACTTGTCCCATTCAGCAAGGTACACGGGATAGTGACCCGAAGCCGCAGTCTCCATATACGCATTAGGGATTACAGGCATACCAAAAACGTAGAGAACAGAACCGCCATCATCATCGCCAACCTCTAAAAACATAGGTGACCCGCCAGTAGATGCTTTTAATTTACGCAAAGCACCAATGGTAGTTGGGTGCATCATCCATGCAGTCGTTGGTTGATACAAATATTGGGCTGGTAATGCGGCTTGTAAATTTGCCAAATCATCGTAGGAGATTGCTGTAGCTGATGCTTGTGCTACTTGTAATACAGTATGCAATCCATTGGTAATAGCACTTCCGCTTGTACCAAATGAAGCGGCAGAAGTAGAGCCAGCATAACTATTTAATCCACGTAAGCCATAAGTACCGCCATAAGTGGTAGTAGTAGAGCCTGACTGGTCATTATTAAACATCATAGACTGAGCTTCAATTTGACTGAATTCTAAAGCAAGGTCTGCAACAATAGCTTCTTCTAAATAATTTACATCTTCTAATATTGCTGTACGAATAGGCAAAGAAGCATTGATAACTTGTAATGGTAATTCCCAAAATACTGTTGCTGTGTCGGGACTTCCAGTATTATTTTTAACTCCATATCCCCATGGGTTTGTTGGGTCAGTAGCATTACCGACTTTAGCCACAAATGCTTCCTCAGCACCGATAGTAGGAAATTGTCTTGCTACTTTTCTTAATGGATTTGCTAGACGAAGTGATGCAAAAGCATCGTCATAAATAACACGACCACCAACCCCTGTGCCTGAACCAGTAAGGGCAGATGCTTCTTTTAAATTTACAGTTGCTTTGCCATTAGTAATGGCTTCCTTAACGGCTTCAAGAATTAGATTGGTTGTCATTTTGATTCCAAATATAGATTAAGAAAGGGAGGGCTTTTGCCCCCCCATCCTATTAAGTTGCAGTACCAGTAGAACGGAAACGGATAATTGCATTAGGGTCTACAACCGATGTAGCCAAGCGTTTCTCTCCGAAGAAAGTAATGTAACCTGGAAGTGTTTGGTCATAGCGACGGAGCACCATGTTCAAACGGTCTACGATTGTGAAACCTTTTTGCCAGTCACCAAAATACATTGGGTACAAGCTATTAGTACCAGCAGAGCCAGTAGTTGTTTGTGAAGGAGTATCAAGATACTTGTTCACTACAACATTAAAGCCGAGCAGAGTACCAACAATGCCATCATTACGAGCCAAACCATCAACATATATTGGGCGACCTTGTGAGTCTACCAAGCCACGAATTTGCTGTAACAATACTGGGTTAATAACAAAAGCGGCAGATTCAGTCCAATATTGTTGTGGCAAGCTATATACAAAATTGATGCAATCTTTGTAAGTAATGTTTGCCGCACCAACAGTATTAGCATTGGTAGTTGTTTGGTCATAAGTTGCCAAGCTATGCAAACCGCTTGAAGAACCTGTACCACTTGTACCAAATGAAGCCGCAGAGATTGTTCCACCAGCGTATGTAGCATTAGCACCCGCATATTGGTCTAGACCACGCAAACCATTTGAGCCACCATAAGGCAAGGATGTTGCACCTTGGTCATTATTTTGAATCATGGAAAGTGCTTCAGCCTGACTAAATTCGGCAAGCATGTCTGATACAACATTACCTTCTAAGCCATCAATATCATCCAAAGCGGCAGTACGGATTGGGAACTGGACATTCAAGTCTTGCAAAGTTAATTGCCAAATGTTTGTATCTTCAGTTGTTGTAGAACCATTGTTCTGAATTGCATAACCCCAAGCGGCTCCAGCGTTGCCTACTTTTGCACGGAACTGATAGGTAGAACCATCAGTAGCAACAGCACGGGCTACACCACGCATAGGATTCATCAAACGCAATGGAACAAATACTGGGTCATAAGCAGTACGACCACCTACACCAGCACCGCCACCTGTCAATGCAGAAGCTTCTTTGTAGAAAGCATCATATTGACCAGCATCTTCAAACATTTTAATTTCTTTTTGAATCTTAGCTTCGCTAGAAACAAAAGATTTTAATTGTTCTTTAACTGAACGATTAACTTCTTCGCCAATAGTTTTGTAAGTCTTGATTAAAGAAGGGGCTTGCACGGAAGCTACTTTAGCTTCTAATGCGGCAACTTTTTCATCAAAAGAAACAATAGCTTCTTGAATTGATTTAACTGCTTCTAATTTGCCTTCTTCAATCTTAGCATCTTGCTTAGCTTCGATTGCATCAAGCATTTCAATGATTTTTTCTGACATGATAATTCCTTTATTTAATACGATTAGATAATGCTTTCAACAATTCTCTTTCCTTTAAGGCTTTAAGAATAGTATCAGCTTCATTGACCACCGCTTCAAGTTCACCTTGTTGTGGGGCTACCTCAATAACTACTGGCTCTGCATCACGCAATTCCAATACTTTTTTGAGGACTGAAGATGCGGTGGTCGCATCTTTTCGGGAAAGTCCTGCATCACGCAAGGCTTTTTCGATTACTCTAGGATTAGCATGACCTTCAACATCAAAGTATTCTAATTTACTAATATTTGCTTCAGGATTATTAGGGTACATAACTACGCTAATTTCACGCAGACCACCCTTTTTAATTTGAAAATATCCTTCTTCTTCATCATCACCTGACATAAGAGGATTACCTTCTGCATCAACCATCATTGATTCATCTGCATAAGCACCAACAGATACACCGCCAAATAGCATAGGAGATTCTTTTAATACATGATAGATATCTGCACCAGCAGAAGTTTCCATAAATAATTTTCCTGATGCTATCATACCTTCATCAGTAAAAGCAATCTCATCCCATTGACCGACAGGCATACCCATGTCGTTATGGTTTAAAAACATTGGCATAGGTTTGCCAGCTTTTGAAAACTCATCAGCCCATTGTGCAAAACCTTCAGGCTGGTAGTTAAAACGTCTACCATCAGAGCCTTCTCTAGCCCCCCAAGTAGTCGCAGTAGCTTCTATCTTGCCACTAGGACTTAGTGCTTCGTCTGCCGACTGACCCAGCTTTACTTGTGCTTCGCAAAATAGGTTTGGAATTTTTTTCATTTATTGCCCCAAGTTTAATGGATTGGTCATTATCTTGTATTGTATGGGCTTTGACTACTGTTTTCGGTAGTTTAGCATCAGGTTTCTTAATTTGTAAATTTAATATTGATAATATATTTTTTACGATATTCATTAAGTAGCTCCTATATTCATCTTACGCTTTTGATTTCCACCACCACCGCCTGTATCTTGCGGGGAGCTTCCAGCTATTGGCGACTGAGAAACACTCTTGTTTTGTAGTTCATCTGAGCCTTCTACTTTAGGCATATTCAGATATTCTCTTGCTTCATTTGGAGTCATAATACCATTGGTAACTCCTGATGTAACAAAATTCATTTGGTCTAGTGCCGCACCTTTTAAAAAATCTTTAGTATCAAATCTAATGCAAAGGTTAGGATATCCTTTAAATAGGTGACTATTCAGCTTCTGCTCAATGCTTACAACCATAGGGTACATAGTTGTTTTATAAAATTCATCTAATAAAGTTTGAGTATTATTAAATTTTCCAACTTCTAAACCAAGCATCTGCGGAGGAACACCGAATAAAGCACATATACGCTTAGTAGTCTGCTCTTTTAATTTGGCGGCATCTGCATCTTGCAGAGTAAGCATTTGAACTGTCTCAAAAGTCATGCCTTGGTCAAGCAACATACCTTGACCTACTTTACTTAAATCAGTAGCTTTAGAGCCTGTCATACTAGCCCAAGCCTCTTTTAATCTGCCAGCCACTTCTTTGTATTTGGCATCAGGAATTACTTGGTCTGTACGGAAAAGACCTGATGGCTTTGCACCATTTTGCATGACAAAATTAGCATACAGATCAATATCTTGGTCAAGTGCTACAAGTTCAGTTGCGAGTATGCCTTTATTAAAGCCAGCCGCACCTTGCCACGCTGATTCTTTAATGTGCATAACTTGATGAGCAGATAAAGGCTCGTCTTTGTTAAAGCCATAACTAGGTGTAGAAAGGCGATAGCTTGGGTAACGAGTAGGAGTAAGCTGAGTGGTAATAAGAGTAGCATCCAAGTTATACATCTCAATAGGAGTTTGGCTAGGGTCTTGAGCATCTTTTCTCCACCATAATGTAAATGTTTCACCTAATAGGTCTTGCCACATTGACCATTGATACCAAAACTCATATTGGCTCTCAAAATTATTTGGATTGCGTAATAAATTAAGAACTTGTTTAGCTTTAATTTTATCTCTGCTACCTACACCATCAAATCGAATAGCATCTTCAAAAGTGCCATCTTCTGTCTTATACATAACATTTAAAGAGCATTGAGCTAAAGCCCTAGCCTTAACACCTACGCATGACATGATTGTGCTATTGCGTGTAAGAACGGAAACATCTATTGTTCTGCCAGCAGTAGTAGAGCTTGATGTGGTTACATATAAGAGCTGTTGTCCAGCAGTTTGTCTGCCGCCTTGCCCTTGATAGATAACATTATTACCAAGTTGGGTCTGTCCAAAAACAGTATTAGATTCGTTCTGAACTACTTTTTTTCTACTGAAAATGTCTAGAATACCCATGACTTCTCCTTAATTTCTATTGATTCTATATCAAAAACTTCTAAATCCAAAGCTAGATGATATATAAGGATTGTCCAACGAACAATGCATCGCAATAATTAAGGCAATAATACCATCAACCTTTGCCGCTTTGTCTGCTTCATTTTTTCTAATTTTGATATTGCCATTTACATCCTCATACACTTCGCAATTTCCTAATTGCCATCCTAAAAATGGGTTGCCGTTATGTTTGATGCACTTTTGTAATATTAGCTTTTCAGTATATTTAGATGGATTATTAAGGACAGCCATACCTTGACCAACTTTCTTTACTGGCAGACCGCCCTCATGTAATAGGCTGACTAGACTGGCGGCATTGTAGGCATCATAGCCTATCTCTTTCATATTTGGGTATTTAGTGTATTGCTGGAAAATATAATCCGCTATCTCCCTGTAATCCATTACATTGCCTTCTGTAACCTTTAATATTCCGCTACTTACTGCCACCCTGAATATATCCCCATAGTGTTTAGGTATCAATTCAAGACCTTCTTCGGGTAGGAAGAATTGAAATTCAGCTTCGTAATCATCTTCAGCGAAACGCTTTAATGTGCATACACCATTTAAATCCCTTGTGCTCGCTAAATCAAAGCCAATAAAGACAGCTTCAGGCTCTCTCTCTAATACTACTTTACTAGATGATTCATCCCAATGGCTTCTATCAATCCAAGCACTATGAGCAGATACAAATATATTAAGGGTCTTGCATAAGAATTCATTTAGTACGGCTGGCTTATATTTCGCTTCTTCAGCCCTACTTTCAATGGCATTTTCAAAAACGCTGATTCCGTGCATGGGGTTAGCTTTAGCCCAAATTTCATGGTTTCTCCAATCATCTTGTGGGTCTAGACCATATAGAAGCCCAAACCATCTAGGATTGTCATTAGCTTCCCCATGAAGCATAGCTTGATACATAGCCATATCCTCATAGAACTTTGTTTCTTTTGTAAAGCTAGCTGTTGTGATGTATATACGCAATGGGTTTTGTCGTGCCACCATACCCGAATGTAATACTTCTACTGAATTCCTATCTAGGATTTGAGCCGCTTCATCCACAATAACGCAAGAAGGATTCTTACCATCACCCGTCTTTTTTGTATCTCTGCTCAATGCTTTAAAGATGGATTGACTATCGCCAACCTTCTTAATTTCATATTTATTTGTATTATATAAATTGGCTAGGGTTGTAGGCATAGCTTCAATGAAACCTTTAGCGGCATCAAATACAATGGTTGCTTGTTCTCTATTAGTTGCAAGGGTAAATACTTCAGCACCAGTTTCACCACAAAGCAATTCATATAAAGCTATTGCGGCAGTTAGTGTGGACTTACCAGCTTTTCTAGGAATGAATAGTATTACATCAGTTACCATTCTTATTTCACGATTCTTCTTACTTCTGAATCCGTAAATGGCACAGATAAATAATATTTGAAAAGGCTCTAATACAATAGGCTTTCCAGCATCAGGACCCTTAGTGTGCTTCAGCGTAGCGGCAAAGTTTAGAAAATGTTGAGGCACTCTTTCATCAAATAGCCATTCCCATTCTTTGTTTTCATATTGATTTATAAAACGCTGGCAAGCTAGCCTTACATCTCGGCAGACATTTATATTCCCTTTGGCTACATCTTCTGCGTACAACAATCCATCTTGCCATCTCATTTAGCGAATGGTCCTTTGAGAAATTGAGCTACAGCCGAATCATCTTCCATAGCATTAGAATTTAATCGGCTTCTAGGTGTTAGCCCTAGTTCATTCATTATCATCATTATGTCCCGTAGACATTGCCGTTTCAGGCTCATGTACGGATTAGCCATTACAGTTTTATTATTGTTAGTTACCAACACCATTGAAGATTCATCAATCTTTTTCATACATTTTATAAAGTCAGTAATGGTGTCTGCCAACAAAGCTAAAGATAATTTGTCTTGGTCGCTACCTATGCCATATACATTAAATAAGAAATCAGAAGTTTCTTTAATAAACTGACTTTCATCCCATAAATCAGGGTTGTCTAGCCAATCGGCTTTTGGGATTCTTTTTCTTATGCTGGCTGGCAATAGCTGTCCTTGATTGACACCTTTAGTGCCATCCACCAAGTGCAGTTCAGGCGGTTTTTTATTATTCATGCTGGTATCATATATCCAATGGCTATCTATTACAAGACACCCCCCCCACTAGAACTCATTTTCCGCATCTTTGGGTCCATGTATGCTTTTTAATCCCTCCAAAAAAAAATAAGTTTCACCCATCTGCAATTCTAGAGGTGGTTCTGAGCCATGACATAGGGGTAGTCCTCGATGCCGTAATCTTTTATAGGTATGGCATAGTGCCTGTATATACCACGCTGTTCTAGCCCTGTCTTTATAGAGTGGCATGGTTGGCATAGGGACTGGAATAGATTACGCTGGAAGGCTTCTGTGCCATAGCTATACCACGGAAACACATGGTCTATATGTTCTGCTTCTACTACCCTACCTTGTGATAAGCATGATAGGCAGAGAGGGTGCTTACTAAGCTGTGCCTGTCTTAGTTTCCGCCATTGTTTAGTATTATATTTACCATTAAAATCTTTACGCTTCTCTGTATGGTTATAACTATTACGACCACCATGTTCTATACATAGCGTGTTATACCTACTGCGTACACTACTGCACCCAAGCATACTGCACTTAGTATTACTGGGTACAGTAGGCATGATTACTCTTTAGCTTTAGGCTTCCAGCTATCACCGAATACTTCTTTCTTCCTACCCGCCTGTGTAGGCATACCCGCCCTATCTACTAATCGGTCTACTTCTTCATCTTCCATACCTAGACGGGACTGTATCTCTTCTTTACTGACACCATCATCTACTATGCCACGCACAATATTAGCCATAGATAAGATGCCGTGTGTTCCCCTAGCACGATTATGACGGATGGTACTCATCTGTCTATGAATAGGGTCGATATCTACTGTAACTGTAGGAACCATCCCATTAAATCTTTCCATAAGTTTTTTCTCACCGCTTACTGTATAACGATGAAAACCATCAACAATAGTATTATCAGGAAGTATGACAATAGGTTGTGTCCAGCCATCTTCAACAATAGATGTTACTAATAATTCCATCTCAGGAGGGGCTACTTTATTAGGATTGTAGTCATTAGGTTTTAATTCTTTTCTATTTTTCCATACTACAGAGCTAATAGGTTGTTTTTTAATATCTTGTGCCATAGTCCGCTTCCTCAACATCTTCCATTGATATACCTACTTTTCCCCTAGCCAAACTAGCATTAGCATTGACTTGACCTTTTCTTCTCTCTTTTAAATCTCCACGATTAGCAATCATAGCTAAAAACTTCCAACTAAGACCAGTAATTAAATCTGCTTCAGTTTCATGCAGAGGTCTATTTGTCTTAGATTTATGCTGTGCTAATAGATTAACGATATTATTAGCTACCAATCCTTTCAAGTCTTTAGGATATAACTCTAGCAAAGCGTATGTCCACTCTTTCCATGTCATGCCTTCAGGCAGAGTCATTTTGCCGAACCCATACAATTCTGTATTTGCATATCTGCCAGCCGTAGCCGCACCATGAACTCGGTTAATCATCTTATGCCATAACTGAGGCCATCCTTGTGCGTAAATCCATAAGCCACCTAATGGTTCTTCGCCATACGGAGGACATACTCTCTGTGTGCTAGGTGCTACTCCCATCATACTCATGATGTCATAGGATTTGTTGTAGTCCCAACCGAATAATCTCGGGGCTGTCCATACATCAAAAGTAGTCCAATCATATATAGGACTGCAAGGATAGTTATGACCATTTCTAGGTGCAGATAACCAATTTAATCTTGTACGCTGTGCAACACTTCTATATCGCCTAAGTGATTCATCTGCTCTGATGCCACGAACATCTGCTACTGTGCCGTACTCAGGTCCATACACATAATGAGCAATATCAGGAACGCTATCCCCCCATTTAAATTCTTTTAATTCTGTAATTACATCAGGATTATCAGGTAGCTCACGAACCCACAAGTCTTTTTTAGATGGGTCCCAACAATGCCAATATGGTTCTTTACGGCTACAAGCATTTCTGTGCCTGATAGGAATACATAACCATTTAAAGCATATTTCAGGGGATTGTCGTACTCTCTCTACATATTCAATGGTATCAGGATGGATTGCTTCTTCATCCCAAAAATACACATCAAGCGGCAGTTTGTTTTTTTTCCTAGCTACTTCTAATGCTAAATTAAGACAGACTGTAGAATCTTTGCCACCACTAAATGACACTACTACTTTATCAAAGTTATCAAATAAGTATTCAAAGCGTTTAATAGCGGCATCATAGACATTGACACCTTCAACTACTTCTTTTTTAAGGATTCTGCCCATTAGTTACTTTCAAGGATTTGTATTTATCTTGTTCTTTAATTACAAAATCAGAAAACTGCTTTCTAGACATTATTTTAATCTTATATCCTTGAGCCTTCATCCACTCTTGAGTGCTTGGTTCTTGCAGAATTTTTACAATCTCATCATGCCAATAATCTAATGTTTTTGGGTTAGTGCCTTTAGGTGCAAACAATCCCCACCATAATTGGTCTGTAGTATTAGTCGGTATCACTTTTACTTTGCCACTTGCAATCCAAGCACTAGCTACTGGTTCAGGTGAATAAGCCACCCTAGTTTCATTTACCAATACAGACTGTAATGCTGGAGCACCGCCCTTGTAAGGTACATGAATAGTTAAATCACCTTTTAGAGTTTGTGCCATAAGTATGTCAGCTACAGAACCAATACCATCAGAAGCATAAGTAGTAATGTTTTTACTAGCATATTGTTTCAATTCAGCCATAGTATTAGGAGGGAATGAAGGGTTTGCAATAAGTATTTCTTTTGCAGTAGCTACTAGAACAATGGCATCAAAGTTCCAGCTAACCTCCATAGGCGGACTCATGTATGAGCCTACATTGATTGCATTAGGTGTTACATGACCCATCAATAATGTCTTACCATCAGGTGCGGCACTAGCGGCTAAGTTTGTCCCAATCATCCCTGATGCCCCGCCTTTGTTGTCAATATAGATTTGACTGTTTAGCTTTCCTTCAAGGTATCTAGCAATAATATCTGTCCCGCCCCCTACAGGGTAGGCAACTATTACTTTTACTGGCTGAGCCGCATTAACGGCTAATGATGCCAATAATGCTACTAATGCCAAAGTGTATTTACGCATCTAGGTATTCCTTGCAAATAACCCACATAGCTTGACCGCTATTTTCAAGAGTGTGCTCTTCTTTGGCTTTGCGTAATGCCTTAAATATTGTATCTCGCTGGTCATGCTCTAGCATTACTGATAGAGGGAATAACTCTTGGTCAGGTCTATTGCTGGTATCAATATCATCATCAATTCCAGCATCAGAAACCATAGCATCTAATCGTTCTTGGTCTTTATCGTCTGCCAATCTAGATAAATCAGCATCATTAAACCCTAGAGTGCTTAAATCTATATTTCCTTCTTGCAATGCCTTTAGCTCTAGACCTAGCATAGATATATTCCAAGTGGAATTTAGAGCAATTTTATTGTCTGCCAAGATGTATGCTTTTTTTTGTAGGTCATTCAGATGCGGCAATCTGATACAGGGTACATCTTTTAATTCTAATTTCATAGCGGCATACAAACGACCATGTCCAGCTATCAATGTATTATTTTCATCAATCAAGATAGGATTATTGAACCCGTACTCTCTAATACTTCCAGCTATTTGAGCAATTTGCTGTTCATCATGCTCTCTAGCATTGTTGGCATAAGGGATTAACTTATCTATTTTTACTTGTTCAATTTTCATTTGCTTGTACCGATGGCAGTTTTTCAACGTGATAAGTGTAAGACCAAATTTCCTTGCGACCTCTAATTAAGTTGCTAGGTACTTTTTGTCTTGATACATAACGCTGTCGCATCAGATAGCAGAGTGCCATAGAAATTTGACTAGCTTTTAATTCAGGATAGATTTCCTTGATACCTGATAAGGTAATAGGCTCAGATTTTGTCTGTAGAAGTGTTCTTAACTTCGATGCCGCTTGTGTCATGATGCCCCCATGTTGTATTACATAGAGGCATCATACTGTAGTTCTAATATATGTCAAGCAGTTAGAAGAATTTTTGTTGCATTATTTTTCATCCTGTCGCCATTACCAAACCAAGCCGAGTTTAATCTAGCATCTGCACTATGAGTAGGCTTGTGATGGTCGTAATACTCTGTTACTGCATTGAGCATTCCCCATTTTGTATGCCCTACCAATTCCGACCCCATAGCCCCCCCATCAAATAAACTCATAATTTTTTGATATGCCCGATTATTTGCAATGTCATAATCATCACGCTTAATTTGGCTCATAGGTGCTATCAAGTTTTTAATAAATTGGTCTGCCTGTGCTTGATTCATCTGTTGCTGTTGCAGATATTTACCCATATCAATAAAAGCCCCGAATGATTCGACTGCATTACCTAATTTGGCTTTTACAGCTCCGTGGTCAAATTTCTTGATATGACTAAATGAAACTGTGTGGCTGTTTTCATTGTGTGCCATGCTCAATGTATTATTACAAACCACCCGAACAGTAGTAAACCTTGCCGTTGTAGCCAGCGACCTATCGCATGATGTAGATAGTAGCAAGAAGCCACCAATACCATCTTCCTTGACGATTTCTCCGTACTTGCCTGTCTGTGCTAGAGCCCACATCCGCTTGCCACCCATAAGCGTTCCAGCCGTATGAATCTTGAAGCCATTTTCCTCTACTAAATCTCTGAAGAACTCTAATACTTCTTTTGGTTGTACGGCTTTATATCTATCTGATACTGCTGATAGTGGTTCTTTGTTATCGCTACGATAAAGCACATTTCTGCCATCAAACGGATAAGTCTCAATGCCATATCCTGAACCTGAAAGTGCTTGATATTGAATTGGTGCTGATTCAATAGTCCAGTCAAGACCCGCTTCTTTCTGCCATTTTTCAATGGTTGCATTTTCTTGGAGTTTTTGTCCGCTATCGTGCCACGGAGTATCACCAATAAAAGCCATCTCTACAAAGCCATCTTTTCTAATTGTCAGTTCTGCCGCCATGATAATTCCTTTCGTTAAATTGATAAACCAAACATACAACCTAAAATAATTCCTAAAACTATTACACCAATCCAATCAATAACTTGGGTTTGCATAAGCCACCTCCATGTAGTAAGCGTGTTTTGTAAACTCTAGGGCATCCCACAATTTTGCTAATCGTAGACCGCAATGCTCATAGCCTTCTTTTATTGCGTTAAAGTAATTATCAGTAGGTGATGCATATCCGCCTGAGTTCATGTAATACACAATGGCTTCTACTTCTTCATCCCCTACTTTGATGTTTACCGATTCTCTGCCATACATACTGGGATATCCCTCATAGGCATCCAGCCGCATCAGACAGTCTCCAGTAATATCCCAAAGACCTACTGGTACTGAGCCCTTCTTGCTAAATTCGATGTCAGCTACACCTCTGAATACAAGCCTGTATTTCTCTAATACTCCTGTGCCGACAAACTTGGCTTCAGGGCATCGTCTAGCCATCTGCTCATGATTTAAATTACTTCCGTATGCCGCATATAACATCTTATTTTCCTTCCGTGTCGTTAAATGATTTCATCCAAGCCATCAAAATTTCTTTGGCTTCTTTTTTTGTCAGGTCAAATTCTGTTTCTAGATATTGCCCCGCACCGAACATATTTATCTTTCCTGAATCCCGCAAGATAACTAAATATTCGTAATATATATTTGTCATATCATTCATTTTGTTTCCTTTCTTATTAAATAACAATGATGCGTTGTGATGAAACTTCTAAAATTCTGAATTTTGCATTTGGATACTTTTTGTATTTTTCTTGTTGCCATTCGCAAATATCGTATGCAATTCCATATCTGTCAGTAGTTATAAAAGTAACCCATTCATTCATCATTGTTTCTCTTTGTATTTCGTATTCCATGATTATTCCCTTTCGTTAGTTCTTCAAAAATACTGTTACAAATCCACTAGCTATCAAATCTTCTAAAAATTGCTGGTCGTTGTACCAATCAATCTCTGAGCCGTTATAGCATTTGCATCTTATGGCTACATCTTCCTTAAATTGCTGTCTGCTAATTGAAGGTGCTCGGCTAGTCTTACGCATCTCATCTACAAACTCGCTAGGGTCGGAGGCTGTTACAAAACCTCCTCCATCAAATAAATACATATAGGTTGATTTCATAATTACACTCCTTGTAATTGGGTTGCTCTTGCTTTGTATGATTGGGCTAGTGCTGGAGTAATTCTTGCTCTACGAACCATGCCAGCCAACATTGTGTCTAGTGCTTCTTTAGCTGTGAACTGCTCTTTAAATGATTTAACTGCAACATGGTCTTGGGAATCAGCAACCATTCCGAATGTCAAGCGGATGTAGTTTTCTACTTTGTCTGCATCTGTTGTGCCGCTATGATGGCGAAACTCTACTGAACCCATACGAAAGAATGATTGCAAGTTCAATTTGAGGTAGCGTGTGCTGAATACTTGACCTAGTTGGCGGACTGTTTTTGCTTTCTCAATATCACCGAACAAGACCGATTGTGATTCAACTGAAGTATTAGTCATGCTTCCGTAGAGTGAACCTACATAACGATTAGCTTGATTGCGACGGCTTGCTGGTTGAATTGAATCCATGCCAGCTTCAAATTTTACAAAACGCTTGAACAAGTTGCGAAACTCTTTGATGCCCCAGTCTGTAACATTGTGATGAATGTGAAAGCCTGTTGATTGGTTTACTTCTGCACCGAGGGCTGTAATGATTTGGCACACTTTACGAATTGTTGCGATGCCTTCTTCGCCTTCAAGGATTGGGCTTACAACTTCAAAACCATCACGACCTTGAATTGAGCCGTCATGTTTGATTTGAAACTTGGTGTAATCGTTGCCGCTATATCCAGCACGAATAGCTGGAATGCCAGCGTTGTTAAGTGCATCAACAACTGTCTGATTTGGAACATTGAAGCACTCTAGTTCTACTCCGAATTTGCTGTTAATCATTTTGTACCCTTTCGTTGTTGGGGCTTTCGTATCGCCCATGTAGATATAATACTCCTATGTAATACTTATGCAATATCTATGACAAATATATTTTTTCCCTTATAAATCAATGACTTAGAGGGCTGAGATACAGCTAGGAAGCCTATTCTGCCTATTTTTTAGGCAAATATAAGGGTATGTCCTAATATAAAGGGTGGGTCTGTAAGCCACGAAAGGGTTTGGCAGTTTTTTGAGTGATGCCGCACTCGCCTACAGACCCATTGAAGGTGGGCTACTCACTAATCAGGGAATCATCCTGAACTTTATATGTAACTGCTACTTACCCGAAGGAATAAAGGCTCTTTCAATTACATACAAGTGTTTTCACCCATAGATGGTGGGCTACTGATTGCCTTTACTTTTGTTATATGAATGCTTTGTGAGCAGATGTAACTTATTTACGCTACACCATAACAAAATGCAACTTTCGCCCATAACTATTTAAAAAGGAATGTCGTCGTCCATTACTGCAACAGTCTTATTTGCATAATCTTTTGCAGACCTTGAAGTATAGTCTGATGCTCCAGCCTCTTTGAAATTACTTTTTTCTTTTGGTTCTGCTAGAGTAATCCAACCATCCCAACCTACAGGCATCGAATCAATCTTAATTGCAAGACCGCCAGTTTGGGTTTCCATACATACACCCATTTTTAGCCATTTTGTCTTTTCGACACCATCAGGAGTTTTGTATGTCCCATTTTTTGCTATTACATCATATTTAATCGCCATAGCCATCTCTCTCTTTCTGTTTAAATAAACTTACTTCTTCTTCAACTTCTGCCAAAAACTTTAATACTTCTATTTCCATGTTGGAAATATATTCATCATCTCTATCAACTCTCTTGCAAAAGAATTGAATGTTATGAGGAAGTCTAGGGTCATAACTTACAAAGTCGCACCATTGTCTATTCATAGTCCACATCTGCATCTGCATCTGAGAATAATAGACTTTTGGAGCTTCACCTGATTTTAGGGTTTGCAGATGTGTCTTAGTATGAGGGCATTTAATTTCAATCAATCCATCCGTGCCAATCATGCCGTCAGGACTAGCCCCTACCCATTGAAGGGTTGGGTGCTTAACAAATCCAGTTTGGTCTACAGTAACCCCGTAAATCAGTTCATAGGTCATTCTTGCTTCTGCTTCTGTCTCCACTCCCCACAACATAGAATCATTGGAAAAACTTTCTTGAATAAGACCAGTCATTCTTTCTGTAATAATTCTCCACTTGTAGGAATCACGCATCTTAGACTCCCCGCCTTTACCTTTGGCAAGTATGTCAGATACGCTACCAGCAGAAACATGACCTAGTTTTTCCAGCTTCCAAGCATCTGTACCCTGTTCTGCAAGACCGATAGTGATAACGCAATCATTAGGCTCTAATGTCTTAGTAATAGAAATCATTGTTTAGCCTCATTGATAGCCGCACAATTTCGCACCTTAAACCATTTGGTCTGAAATTCAGCAATCTCAGATGGCGGCACAAATCCGTGCTTCTTTAATGTCTCTAATACATTGGTTTTGGCAGAAGGAATATATTTCCTATTGATATCAGTAAGATTAGGTGTCCTCATTCTGTAGCCTCCAATTCTTTTCTACGAGTTAATGCCGATTGGTTGATAACTTTTTTAGCATTGAAATCACTACCGCACAAAATTATTGCCTGTTCCCATAAACCTTTTAAAGCATCTATTTCCGTACAATCTTGAATATAAGTCTTATATTTATTTAACAATTCAATGCTTACGGCTGGGACACGGGTTGCTTCTGCATCATCATCAGCTTGGTACAGACCGCAGATTGCCGCCAGCGAATACCTACGCAAATAAGTAAGACAACTGCCATAGCCTTGAGGGTCTTGTTTTGGCAGAGGGCAAGTAGCCGTATCTTCAATCCACTCTCCTGATTCATGCAATAGCCTAGTGGTGAGATGTAACTTTCCGTCTTCGCTAGGTGTAGGCATCTGCAAGAAAACAATTCCAGCTTCATTAAGGGCTGGTTTTACCGCATCAATGACTGAGGATAGGTCAGCATAGGTGTTTTTAAAATGAGGGTTCTTAGAGTTAGTATTTGCAAATGTAATAGCTTTTTGAGCATTTAGTAAAGCTATAGATATTTTTGAGATTGTTTCTGTAGTTTTCATGTCTTTTCCTTAGTCGTATAAATTGCCTGAACACAAATCTTCTTCAGCGTGTTTTGTAGCGATGTTTTCCATGTATTCATAAGCCATGCAATACAATTTTCTACCTAGTGCCGCATAGTCAATGTCAGGCATCTGCAAAATAGTTTCCACAGATTCAACATCTGATTTTTTAGCCTCACAAATTCCTTCTGAAAAATTTGAGTATGTGCTTGGGTTGTAATCTTCTTTCATCAACTCAGCAACTCTATTTTCTATTAAATCGCCATCATCATTATCTTCAGGTTCGTAATACCTGTCGTGCATGGACATTCCCATTTTGATTCCTTTCGTGAATCGGCTTGCGTTATTGCCAGCCTGTATGTATGATAGCGGCTTATAATACCTATGTCAAATCCTATATGAAAACTCTTGCAATCCCTTATCCACCAAGCGTCAATACCTATTGGGGCTTTAAAGGGCATAGGCGGTTTTTAACCCCTAAAGCTAATCAGTTTAAAAGTGCAGTAGCTCAAATAGTGAGCGACCAACAAATAAAGTTTGGCAATCAACGGCTGGAAATAAGTATTACACTTTACCCGCCTGACCGCAGAATTCGTGATATTGATAATGTAATCAAGAGCACTCTAGATGCTTTAGTTAGTGCAGATGCATTTGAAGATGATTCTTTAATTGATGTGTTACTAATCCAGCGAGGGGAATTGGTAAAAGGTGGCAAGGCTTTAGTTACTATAAAAGTTTTAGATTAGAGCTTGCAGTATTACAGCACCACCACTATCATAGTTATGTTGGGCTAGGGTAGCCCCCGAAAATTCATCTAGTCAATGAACAGCCCAACACCCTTTTATAGACTGACCTTTGACGAAGGATTGTATGAATTTTTATCCATTCCATGTAGGCGATTACATAAGCCACACAAGCCATCTTACAGATGAAGAAGATTTGGCTTATAGGCGGATGCTGGATTTGTATTACCATACCGAGCAAACTTTTAAAGATGAATACTTTGTAGCTAGGAGAGCTAAGACTACTCCAGCTATAGCATTGGTATTGCTAGATGAATTTTTTGATAAGCAATCAGATGGTTGGCATAACAAGAGAGCAGATGAAGAAATTGCACGATATAGAGCCATGCAAGAGGGTGGTCGTAAAGGGGCGGCATTAAGGTGGCATAAGCCTAGCGATAGCCCCCCTACTCCACCCCTAATGCAAACCAAGAACCAAGAACCAAGAACCATTAACCATATTAAAAACATACCCATCCCTGAAGGGATGAATGTAATAGTATGGAGTGATTACTTAAAATTAAGAAACAAGCAGAAGAAGCCGCTTACTGAAACAGCCGTAAAAGGATTACAGCGTGAAGCAGATAAAGCGAAGATGAAGTTAGTAGATGTATTAGAAATTTGCTGTGAAAGAGGTTGGATAGGATTTAAAGCTGAATGGGTGGATTCTAAGCAAACTACCAAAACCAACAATCAAGCATGGAGGACTGACGATAACTTGATGATGGCTAAAGCGAATGAACTGGGTCTGCATACGATAGGACTTCAGAGGTATGACATTATAAACAAGATAGATGCTACTTTAAGGAGCAGAGGATTATGACTAACAGAAACACTACATTAGAATTATGCGAAAAATTATTGGCAGTAAGAGATAACTTTCCATTAACTTCAGAACACAATAAATTATTTACAGATATATCAAATTACATGAGGGGATTGGATTTTGATATTGAAAGTTTAGAAACAACAGGAGCAAAAGTAGAAAAAGTAAGCAAAGAAGAATCAAAATTGCTCAAAACAATAACTAAACAAAAAAAGGAATTACAAGCACTAAAAAATGAAGTAGAAGCATTAGGCTGGTCAATACATTATTTCCGCCAAAAAATCAAAACAGCTTGGTGGGTGCTGACCGATATAAAAACTCAAGATTTAAGTCCTGAAATTTATTTGAATGTTGTAGCCCAATCTTTGCAAGATATAGCTTATGAAGTAATGGATGAGGATGAATCAAAATGATGAATGATGATATTTCCCCATTTAAAGCGTTAGACTTTATAAGAGATAACGCACCAGCCTACGCAGAAGCTAAAGCAAATGTAATATATATGACGGAATATAGAAAAACCATCAAAGCCGATTTAATGGTCAGATGCGTAAATATGACGCTAGGTGATAAAGAGTCGTATGCCTACTCTCACCCTGAGTATAAATTGCACTTGGATGCCCTAAAACAAGCCATAGTGCAAGCGGAGAAAATTCGATGGCTCATGGTAGCCGCAGAAGCTAAAATTGAAGTATGGCGGAGTCTAGAGTCTTCTGCACGGGCAGAGGGAAGAAGCACTCAATGAGAATTTACCTCACACAAGAGGAAATACGAATTGTAAGATTTATGGGTAAAGCTCGTAGAGATAATGCTCAAAAATTTAACAAAGATAAACAAATATCAGACCAAGACCCTTATCAAATAGATATAGATGGATTTATGGGTGAGTTTATTGTGGCTAAAGCATTAAATGTAATGCCTGATTTTGAGCTTACTGCAAAGAAAAAAGACTATGATTTAATTGATGCAGAAGGAAATAAAATTGATGTTAAATCAAGCCGCATAGATAACATAAAATTACGCATAACCGAATACCACAATAAAAGCCCATGCGATATATATGTGTTATGTATTGTGGATGATTTAGGCGGTGATATAAGATGCTGGAGTAGTTGGGAAAAGATTAAAAGTATTGCTGACATTGAACAAAAAAGAGATAGATTCGGAAATATAGCTACTTGTTATGCAATAAGCCAATATCATCTACCAAAGTATGAATAAAAAAGAAAAAGATAACTATGCTAAATTGGCACGATTGGGCTGTATTTTGTGCCAATGCAACGGCATACGAGAAACAGATGATTCTCCAACAGAGATGCACCACATCAGAAGATACGGAGGAAAACGAATCCTTGCTCCTATCATCCCTCTATGTGCAGAGCATCATAGACTTGGAAATTCCAGTATTCACGCACTTGGACATAAAGGATTTGCAAAATACTGGGGTTTGTCTGAAGAAGATTTATTAGAAAAAGTAAAAGAAATATTAGGAGAAAAAAATGGACATATCTAAATTGCTTATTGATGCAACATTAGTTGTAAAACTAATGAAAGAAAAAAGTAGTGCAAAATCTAATGAAAATTTATATGGAATTGAGATGGATGCAAGGGCATTAAGACAAATTTCTAATGACATACTTACATGGGTAGAAACTTCTAGGAAGTAATCATACCTATAGCACTATCTTTTACTTCTGCAACCCTACGACTCCAGCCCTTTCCAAAATCAGGGAAAGATTTAAGAGATTCTAAAAACTCTAGTCGTCTTGCAGAAAGTAATTCAATAATTCTAATCGGGTCTTCTTCCGCTTTTTTGACTAAGGCATAAGTAATACTACCGAAACCACCATCAGGAGTAGCCCCAACACTTTGCTGTAGAAGCTTAGTGGCTCGCCCAACCCCCGAATTAACAGCGATATCAAAAACGCAATAATCAAGACCAAGTATAAGTTCATCGGCTCGTATAGCATCCCAGTATTTCCTTTTATATAAAGGTGCAACCATAGTAGGTGTCAAATTACGCATCTCTTTTTCAGATACCGCATGACCGACCCACATCTCCCATGTGCCTATTGTTACACCTAAATTAGTCATGCCGCCATTATCTCGGCTGTCATTAACAAATCCGCCTTCATAAACTAATAATAGTTCAAGGCATTTATTAAAATTTCCTATCATTTTGCTGGAGATGATTCAAATAGCATTTGGTCTTTTGCACGACTTCCAGCACTAGAACCAAAATAAAAAGCAATAATTCCTGTCCAAGCAGTACCAAGTGAACCAAGCATAATCATTAAGGGTGTGTTGCTAGTGTCCGCTGGAGTAACCATAAGATAGGCAAGTATGCCAAAGAACCCCCCAGTAACAAGAATAGAAAGCACAGGAGGGATAAGACTCTGAGTAGTAGTCTGCATATCTCTAGCACTTTTTCTATCCTCCACAGCAAGTTGTTCAAAATTTAAACCTAATGCTTGTGTCTGTTCTTTGAATTTAATTTCTTCAAGTTTGACAGCCGCTATCTGTTCAGCAGATAATTTGTTTTCACTTATCATACTCTGAACTTGGTCAGGAGCAACTCCAAATAATTTGCTCAATGCTGTAACGGCAAGACCAGCCAATGGTCCACCTAGACAAGTAGCAATAGTAGGAGCTATCTGATTAAGCCAATTCATCTGTCTGCTTTTGTGTCTAATTTCATTTCAATTCTATCTAGCTTTTTAAATATGGCATCTGACAATCTATCTAAATCATCATGCTTTACATATTCTCCAGCTACTAATACTTCAATCTTGGAAACTTTCTCAGCAAGCTCTTTATCAGCCTTTCTTAAATCACGCAAAGAATCCCACATAAACTTTAGGAAGAATCCTATTGCTACATTCATCAGCCCAAAGAGCCAGTTGAGAAAAGTTTGTTCCATTATCAGCTTTCTTTATTCTTTAATTCTTCAGGCACTTGTGGGTTGCATTGTTCTTTGATTAAAGACATAAGACACCATAGTTTTAGTTAGTAGAAGTTCTTATCTTATGAATTTAAAGAAATTTTACAACTTCTTCAGGCTTAATGAAAGCATCAATATTGTATTCTGTAAAGTCCCACCATAGGAACTGGTTTTTTGCTAAATATACTCTATCTTTTAAAAGATTAGTATTTTCTGGATGTCCATAAATAATAGGGTCAGATACTGACCATAATACTATTCCTTGTTTACCGCAGTCCCACGCAAGATGCTGAAAAAAACTATCTATTCCAATCCAAGTACGGCATTCATTTAATAAATGTCTTAACTCCAAAATAGATAAATTTTTACGAAAATCCTCTACTAATTTTTCTTCGCCATCCACTCCAATCTGAATAATTGGTTCATCTATAAGAGCAATTAACTCTTTCCAATATGGGTAATTTTTAGGATTGCGTTTGCCGTTTACTAATGGCTTTGCAAAAGGATGTATGAGAATCATGTATACATTTTCCTGTAGGCATTTTCTAAACTATCTTTCCATCCCCATTGGTCCATCTTGGCATAAATATTGTATTGCTCGATACTTCCAAACAATGCTTGTGCTTCTGCTATTGACCTACCTTCGACAATTTCAGGATAACAAGTAAAAACGACAGGATTAGAAATTTCAGGAAGTACATGGCTGAAAACAATATGGTCACCAAAGCCAGAGTTAAGAACAACAATGGTGCTATCAGAAAGTCCAACAATATTTCTAAAAATAGCTTCATCATGGGCATACATTTCTTGTTTAGTTTCACTTCTGATTCCCCCTTCTGGGTTCTTTAGATGCCAAGTAATAGCATTGGGTATAGCAAGAACTTTGTACCCTTTTTGGTATATACCATTGGTAAATAAGGTTTCTTCCCTATGGGCTACTCTGGAAAGCCCCAGATTGTAGTCATGGATGCCAGCCCTATAAAGGAATGAGCAATGTAAATGCTCTACTTCATTAGTAACATATATGTTACCCCATTGAATATTAGGTTCTGAATCAATGTCTTTGATTTTCCCTGTAGATTTGGAAATATCAAAAATATGAGGAAAAGTAAGAATAGAGCCACCAACTGCCCCAACTGTTGTATCAATGTAGCTACAAAGTTGCTCTAGTACATTTGGTTCTGGAATAGCATCGTCATCTACTCTCCAGACCCAATCAAATCCCATTTCATTGGCTTTCTGATGAATATGATGCTGACCTTTTTTTTCAGCAAATACCCATTCCCAAGCTATCTTTTTAAAATCTAATATCTGAAAGAAATGCTGATAAATCAATTCTTGTCGCATATCTTTTGGTTCATCATTATCATCAAATATCACCAGTTTATCGACTGGTTTAGACTGATTCATAATGGCACTTAAAACCAATGGAAGGGTAGTAAAGTATCTGCCCCTAGTTGCTACTGAACATAGAACTTTAGGCATTTTCCCACCTACAGATCATTAAATTGCATGAATTATTTTGATCAACTGCTCTTAAATGGCTAGTAATGTTGCCATGCTCATCTATATATTCAAACTTGAAATCAGGGAAATCAGCTTCAGTAAGCCCATGCAATTTGTGATGCTCACCCCAAAATCCTTTTGGCTCATTGTGGGGAACAGTAATCAGCAAAACTTTACAATGGCTTTGCAATAACTTTACAATCTCTAGCCCATTATCAAGGTGTTCAATGACTTCAAAAGCTATGATGGTGTCATATTGCCCAAGTTCATAGGAATTAATATCAGCCCATTCAAACTTAGCAGTTGGCAACCATTGTTGGTTTTTGGCTATATTTACAATAATAGGGTCATAATCTAAGCCAAAATATTCAATATCTGATGGGAAGAATTGAACTCCATAGCCTGTAGAGCATCCAATTTCAAGGACATTCTTACCAAATAGATTTTCATTAGCCCATTCATATCTTTGGGTTTCTCTAGGGAATACTGGGTCATCTTTTAGGAATATTGCTCTTTCATAATTGTTTGAAAGTCTCCAGTAGTACCATTCTTTGTTATATTTCTCTGCCAGCTTTAATTGATTAAGCAAGAACTTATCATCCCAATTTTGGACTAAGGATGGGTCTAGCATTGTTCCTTCAGCTTTGTGATAGATGGGGAAAGTTCCATTGTTTCCACAATCTACAAGACTAAAGCCAGATTGTTCTGCTTTTAGGCAAAACTCTATATCTTCACATCCACCAGTACCATAATCTTCATTAAGAAAATCAATAGTATTGAAAACTTTGCAATCAATCAAAGCACAAAAGAAAATACCAAATCTTCTTTTAGTGATTTCTGAATATTGACCTAATACATAATTAACATCACCCTGATCTAGCATATTCAACCATCTATTCTTTGGTTGTTCTAGCAAGATTGTGTCATTATTTAGCAAGATGATTTTGCTTGCTGAAGTTGCTTTGATGCCTTCATTAGTAGCTTTGGCAAAGCCTAAAGGTTCATCATTCCAAACCACTTTTAGATTAGGAATTGATGTTTCTAAATAATGTAAATACCTAGAAGTATTGTCTATGCATCCATTAGCTGATATGACTAATTCAACATCAGCCATATCAGTATATTTGATAATGGAATCAATGCAGGGTTTAAGGTATTTTTCGCAGTTGTTATATGTTGGTATAACAATACTGTATTTCATGATTTTCCTTTATATGTTGCATCACTAACATTAAAACAATAATATTATATTTTAGGAACCATTAAAAAAAGCAAAAAAATTAAAGCTTGCTGTTGCTACATTATAAGTAAATACAATAATGCCTTGACCACCAGATGATGCAGTTGTTGAACTTAATTGAGAACCACCAGCACCACCACCATATAAACCACCAGCACCACCAGCTACAGTTCCACCATTATCGCCACCACCACCACCACCACCTCCTGAACCAGCAGTTCCACCAGCAGTTGCAGTCCAATAAGTTCCTGCTGAACCAGCACCTCCTGAACCATTTGATGATCCATTAGTTGAACCACTACCACCGCCACCACCACCGCCATTTAAAGGAGCAGTATTGTTTGCTGGTAATGTTGCAGTTCCAACAGAACCACCAGTTTGTCCTGATGAAGCACCACCAATACCAGTACCACTACCTCCTGCACCAATAGTTCCAGCAACAGTTAATGTTGCACCTGAACCTCCACCTGCTCCATTTCCTCCTGAACCAGCACCAACTCCACCACTACCACCATTGCCCCCTAGTCCAGCGGCACCTCCACCACCACCATTGGCTCTAGCACCAACACCAACTCCAGCATTACCACCAGTACCACCTGAGAAGTTAGTAGTTCCTACACATGAACTACTTGCTCCACCATTACCACCTCCACCACCAGAGAAAGCAGAAGAACCACCAACAGCTAATGCTCCTTGAGTGGTTAATGTAGGAACAGCATTAGAAGCAGCATTAAACCAAGTAAAGCCACCACCACCACCACCACCTCCTGAATTAGCAGTTCCACCAGCCGCAATAGCAATATAAGCAGTTCCATTGGCAACAAGCCCAGTAACAGCAGTAGATTTTGCATACGCTCCACCACCTCCACCACCAGATTTTGTTGCTCTGAAACTTCCAGCACCCCCACCAATACATTCAACAGAAACTAAAGATGAAAAATCTGCTGGAATAGTAAATGTAGTGCCAGAGGTAATAAATGCCGTTTTAACCGCCATTGTTTACCACCACAGGGATAAGGCTAACTTTAACTCCATCCCAATAATATCCATCAGGTATTTCTACTAATGTGCATCCATCAGGTGCAAGGTCTGTTGGCTCTGCAACAATAGTATTAACCAGTTGGTTATTGGAATCAATAACTGCACATATAGTCATATTAAGCCTGTTGTGCTAAAGCAATTACATCCCAAAATGTTGCGGCAGTATTGTAAACACAACCTACATATAATATTTTGGAAGCAGTTGTTGTTGTTGGTAATGTTGTCCCAACAATTCTATATCCACCACTTGTAGTTGTCCAAGTTAATGCTCTTGCAGTTCCATTATCCAATATACGAATAATTAACTTTTGACCATCAACAGGGCTATCAGTTGGGGCATTGATTGTTAAGGCTACAGCTTGTGCAGTTACTTCATATTGATCTGTTGTTCCAGCATTAGGAGTAATAGAAGATGCACTAGATGTTGATGTAATTCTAGGAGCAACATAGGTATTAACCCCTGAGAAACCCGAAAATCCGCTTATGCCAGAGCCACTATACCCCGACAAACCACTTCCTGAAAAACCCGAAAATCCGCTAATCCCTGAGCCAGAATAACCTGAAATCCCACTTCCGCTATAGCCTGACCAACCGCTTATGCCTGAACCCGAAAATCCGCTAACTCCTGAACCAGAGTAACCAGAAATCCCCGACCCACTAAAACCTGACCAACCCGATATGCCACTTCCACTAAAGCCCGAAATCCCTGATCCACTATAGCCTGAGAAGCCCGAAACAGAAGCTCCCGAAAAGCCCGATGTCCCACTAAATCCAGATTGTGTATAAAACACTTGTGTTGCTGTAACAATTACAGATGGAGTTTCAGGATAAGTTGCATTACCAGCAATAGTTTCTAAATAAACATTTGCATTTGTAGTATCCCAATATACTTCTACATAGTCAGTAGCATTAACATTAAATACAAAATTTACAGTTAAAACTTCAGATGAATATGCACTACCTTGTTTATCTGGAACATCATAATGAGTATTGCTATCAACAATATTTGTGCCATTTTTCTTTAACCAAACTTGTGTGCTTCCTAAAGCTGTGCTGTGATTAGTAAATTGCAAAGAAAAAGTTAGACTATAAACTCCAGCATTTGCAAAAGTTATTCTTGACCCACTAACAACTGATACACCAGTATTGTTGGTATCAGCAGAATTTAAAGTAATTGCAGTTGGAGTATTAACAGTAGTAGTTTGAGTTGTTGTATCCCAAAATGAACCCCAGTATCCACGCACTCCACCAGCACCAACACTCCCTGAGAAGCCCGAAAATCCGCTTGTCCCAATTCCTGAAAATCCCGACCAACCGCTGTACCCCGAAATTGATGCCCCTGAGTAACCACTAAATCCACTTGTAGAAGTCCCTGAAAAGCCCGACCAGCCCGAAACTCCACTTCCTGAGTACCCCGATATGCCCGATCCTGAAAAGCCCGATATACCGCTTCCTGAGAAGCCTGAGAATCCACTTGTGGATGTCCCCGAAAATCCGCTGATGCCTGACAGGCCTTGCCCACTAAAACCCGATGTCCCCGAAAATCCGCTGATGCCTGATCCAGAATAGCCACTTATCCCACTTCCTGAGAATCCGCTAAAACCCGAAGTTGAAGCCCCTGAGTAACCCGAAAATCCAGAAGTTGATTGCCCGCTAAAACCTGACCAGCCACTTATGCCTGACCCTGAAAATCCGCTTATCCCAGAGCCAGAGTAACCCGAAATCCCTGACCCTGAAAATCCTGAGTAGCCCGAAGTTGATGCCCCACTAAATCCTGATTTCCCAGAATAGCCACTTATCCCACTTCCTGAGAATCCGCTGATGCCTGAACCACTAAAGCCCGATATGCCACTTCCCGAAAAGCCCGACCAGCCACTAACTCCACTTCCCGAAAATCCTGATGTCCCCGAAAATCCGCTAGTGCCTATCCCTGAAAATCCTGAGAAGCCTGATGTCCCTGAGAAGCCGCTACTACCTTGTATTCCTTGATCCACAACCATAGTAATTTGATTACCAATAGTTACATCGACAGTTGTGTTATCGCCATTGGCATTTGTAATAGTTAATTCTGGCATGATTTATCCTTAATTAACTACAATAGCATCTGATCTTACTAAAAATAGCAAGAAGATAATTAAGTCATTTGCTGGTGTTGTTCCTGATGCTGGAAAACTAATTTTAATGCGACCAGAAAAACCAGCACCATTAATAGATGCTATATCTAAATCTGTATCGGTAGTAGTTAATGCCCAAGCTGAATCATCAAACAAAAGAGTAAATGATCCTGTTATATCACTTCTATTTGTAATTGTTAAAGAAATAGAAGTAGGAGTAGGAGTGTAATCTGCAATGTCAAAAGATAAGCCATAGCGAGTATCTTGCACATTGGATAATTTTCTACGAATAATCTGGGCATTAATAGTAGCCCCAGTTAAATCTATGGCAGTTCCACCATTAATAAGAGCCAAATTCCAATAGGTCTTTTGGTTATATACCAATTCACCAGCAATAATCTGGTTGTCGAATCCTGAGATTTGGGTCAAAGTATTTTTGTTAAAGACAGCCATATACCACTCCTAACTAGGTTAATAACCCTATGTACTCACAGGGAAACGGATATTATTTTGTGGTATTTTGCTAATTATAGCTTAATACTTTCCTTCTGCGAATACATTTACAAATACAGTTCCATCTTCTAGTGCTTCAATTTCGTGTAACTTTCCAGCCAATAAGTTAATGGGCTGAGTATTTTTATTTGCAATTAACTCAACTCCATCTTGAGTGTATTTACAAGAACCAGCCATACACATAGTTGCATGAGAATAAATATGATTGTGCATAGCTACTCCTTCACCTTTATTTACATGATAAATATTTAATCTAGCCCCATCGTAAGTAAAGCTATGTATTGCTGGTTTATCAATAACCATTTTTTTATCCTAAAGTTTGAGTGCCAGTTGTTATAGGTTGTGCTTCTACAATAGGTTGTGGTTGATTAGTAGTAAGAATTTTGCCATCCCAAATAAATCCTATACACCCCAAACCAATTACTTTAACTAATTCATATCCTGTTGTTGTGCTATTTATTTCCCATATCATTGCAGGTGTAATATCTTGAATTAACTGAATAGAATCTGATGGGGGTGTCCAAGTATTAACATTGCCATCCCATGAAACAGCATTTGTTACTACATTTTTTTCTACTATTAAATAATTTTGAGTTGTCATTTTAGATTACCATTCAATTAAAACATATCCAATTGTGCCTGGGTTTCCATAGGAGCCTGTACCAGCAGCACCTACTGTTACAGATAAAGTTCCTCCTGAAGTTAAACCTGTTAAAAAACCAACACAAGTTCCACCTAAACCTCCATTGCCACCATTTGGATAACAACAAGTACGACCACCATTATTTCCTCCCCCATTAGATCCGAATACAACATAAGATGTTGATGTAATAACATTAATAGCAAGTGTATGAACACCGCCAGAATTTGATCCTCTACCACCATTAGTGCCACCACCAGCACCACCAATTCCACCTCCACCTCCATAAGCAATTATTGTACTTACACTACTATTACCTCCAGCACCACCATTAGCGGCATATTGTCCACCACCACCACCACCACCTAATGCGGTAACTTTAACCGCAGTAACTCCAGTAGGAATAGTAAATGTTCCACTTGATGTAAAGGCTTGTCCTCTAAAGCCAACATAAGGAGATGTTGAAGAATTA